ATGAATGATGTTATTATAAATGGAATAGTTAATGATTTGGGTATAAAAAAAGATAGTGTAATTGCTACTTTGAAGTTATTAGGAGAAGGAGCTACAATACCTTTTATTGCTAGATATAGAAAAGAAGTTACTGGTGCTTTAGATGAAGAACAGATTAGAAGTATTAATGAGGTATATGAATATCAAGAAAATTTATTAAAAAGAAAAGAAGATGTTATTAGATTAATTGATGAGAAAGGTTTACTAACTGATGAAATTAGAGATAATATTTTAAAGTGTGAAAAATTAGTAGAAGTAGAAGATATTTATAGACCATATAAAGAAAAGAAAAAAACTAAGGCTACAGAGGCTATTAAGAATGGATTAGAACCTCTAGCTAAAATTATTATGTCTTTTAAAGATATTGATGTTAAAAAGATAGCGGAGTCTTATCTTAATGATAATGTTAAAAGTGTTGATGAAGCAATTACTGGGGCTAGTTATATTATAGCAGAGTGGATTAGTGATAATGCTAGTTATCGTAAATGGATTAGAAATAATATGATGAATCATGGTATTATTAAAACTAAACTTAAAAAGAATAGTACTGATGAAAATGGTATTTATGAAATGTATTATGATTATGAAGAGAGAGTTAAATTTATTAAACCACATAGAGTACTTGCTATTAATAGAGGTGAAAAAGAGGGGGTACTTAGTGTTAATGTAGTAGTTGATGATGATTATATTATTTCATATTTAGAAAATAAAATTATTAAAAATGATAAAGTTATGGCTAGTGATATTGTTAAGACTGCAATTAGAGATAGTTATAAGAGATTAATTATTCCTAGCATTGAGAGAGAAGTTAGAAGTGAACTTAAAGAAGTTAGTGAAGAGGCCGCTATTGAGGTGTTTGGAGAAAATTTAGAGAATTTAATTCTTACTCCACCAATGAAAGATGTTACTGTACTTGGTTTTGATCCGGCATTTAGAACAGGATGTAAGCTTGCTGTTGTTAGTCCTACTTCTAATGTTCTTAATATTTCGGTAATTTATCCACATGAACCGCATAATAAATGGGAAGAATCAAAGAAAGCTTTAAAAGATTTATTTAAAAAGTATAATATTGATATTGTAGCTATTGGAAATGGTACGGCTTCTAGAGAAAGTGAGAAATTAGTAGCTGAGACTATTAGTGAATACAGAGATAAAGAAATTAAATATATTATTGTTAGTGAGGCTGGTGCTAGTGTTTATTCTGCTAGTGACTTAGCTATTAAAGAATTTCCTGATTTAACAGTTGAAAAAAGAAGTGCTATTAGTATTGCTAGAAGATTACAAGATCCTTTATCTGAACTTGTTAAAATTGATAGCAAGAGTATTGGTGTTGGTCAATATCAACATGATGTTAATGAAAAGAAGTTAGATGAATCTCTTGACTTTGTTGTATCTAAATGTGTTAATAATGTTGGTGTTAATGTTAATACTGCTAGTAGATCTATACTTAAATATATTTCTGGTCTTACTAAAAGTAATATTGATAAGATTATTGAATACAGAGAAGAAAATGGAAAAGTTTTATCTAGAGATGAACTTATGAAAAAGAAGGTACTAACTCCTAAGGCATATGAACAATCTATAGGTTTTATGAGAATTATTGATGGCACTAATCCAATGGATGTTACTTCTATTCATCCAGAAAGTTATGGTACTGCTAGTAAACTTCTTGATATGTATGGCTTTGGTATTAATGATCTTGGTAGTAAGAAACTTAATGATGTACTTGGTGCAATTAACATTAAAGAAGTTAGTGAAAAACTGGGCACAGATATTTATACTTTAGAAGATATTATTAAATGTTTTTCTAAACCTAATAGAGATTTTAGAGATGACTTTGACAAACCTCTATTAAAAAGTGACATTCTTAAAATAGAAGATTTAAAAGTAGGTATGGAATTATCTGGTACTGTTAGAAATGTTGTGGATTTTGGAGCATTTATTGATATTGGCTTACATGATGATGGACTAGTACATATATCTAAAATGACAGATAAGTACATTAAACATCCTAGTGAAGTTGTATCAGTTGGAGATATTGTTACTTGCTATGTTGATGATATTTCATTAAAAAAGAATAGGGTAAGTCTTAGTTTAATTAATCCTAATTTGATTAAAAATTAATTATTTTTGCTGTTTTTTGTGTAAAAAATGTAATTTTTTTAAGAAATTTGCATAAAATAATTGACAGATAGGCAATTTTATAGTATCATTATTATTGCCTACTGATGCAGGTGTAGTTTAATGGTAGAACCTCAGCCTTCCAAGCTGACTGCGTGAGTTCGATTCTCATCACCTGCTCCAAATGAAAATAAACCCTTAAAATATAAGGGTTTTTATTATTTTATATAACTTTTACATCTTATTTACATCTTATTTTTTATAATTCTAATTTATTTAGTCCTTCTGATATTACAAATTTATCGCTTTCAAATAGATGTGAATATGTTTCTATTACTGTTGTTTCTGTATCGCCAATTCTAGTTGCTACTTGTTTAATTGTGTAGTTCATACTTCTTAAAAGAGTTACATGTGAATGTCTAAACTCGTGAATAGTTATCCTTTTTACATTTGCTTTTTTTATATAACTTTCTTTTTTTCTAGTTATTGTTGTTCTAGATAATGGAACAATATCACCGAAGATAAACATTTCATTATTGAATCCATATATTTTTGATTTTTGAATATATAAATCATCTAACAATTTAATAACATTATTTGGAATATCTACTTTTCTATATGAATTACTTGTTTTTGGTGTTGTTATTTTACCACTTTTATTATAACTCTTATTAATATCTATAATTTTATTGTTATAATCTTTCCACTTTAAAGCTTGAAGTTCTCCTATTCGTAGCCCAGCAAAATATAAAATGGAAAAGAGAGTTTTATATTCTAAATCATCTACTTGATTAATGAATTGTTTGTATTCATCTAAATTCCATACCTGATATTCTTTTGGTGGTGTTACACCACATTGAATAGTTTTTATTTTATTGAATATTGGTATGTTAAGATCATATATTTCAATACCTGTTCTTAAAATAGACTTGAAATAGGTTATTACACTGTTTTGAGTTTTAATATTTAATTTTGAAATATTATTTTTCATTTCTTCAAATTGAATAATACTAATCTTGCTTACCATTGTTTTTTTAAATACTGGCAAGATATGTTTAGTAATTCTATTTTTTGTATTTTCATAGGTTTCCTCTTTGTTCTTCTTTTTATATTCTTTTAAATATATTAATGTTAATGATTCAAAATCTAAATCTTTTTGTTTTTCATAATTCATTAAAAATGTTCTTTCAGCATCTTGTGCTTCTGCTTTTGTTAAGAACATTTTAGAAGTCTTTTGTTTTCTATTTCCATTAAGATCATTGTAATAAGTTCTAAAGTACCAACTTCTACCATCTTTTGAATACTTTTTTTTATTTTTTTCTTTATAAATTGCCATTTTTTAACCTCCAATTATTTACATATTTATTTGTTTTTGATATAATTAGAGTGCATAGAAAAAAAGATTGTCTGTTGTGATTCAATTTTATTTTTATGCACTATTCTAGTACCTATTGCAGTAGGTACTAGTTTTTATTTTATATTTTCTATTATAAACTTAATATACTTATCTGCTTCATCTTCATATTTTTCAATATAAAAAGCAAACATATCTTTATTTAATTGTTTTAATTGACTTAATTCTATATGTGCTAATTCATGTAATATAGTCTTTTTTCTTTTATAATATGACAAATCTTTATTTATGAATATATTATATATATTCTCATAACTAAATACAAATCCATTAATTCCATCGGGTAATTCAATTGTTGTTATACAAGCATTATAGTAGTTAAGCAGTTCTTGTTGTGTTATTTCCCTTTTTAATAAACTAATTATATTCATACTTTTTACTCCTTATCTATAAAAAGTACCTGTACTAGCATACTTATTCTTTTTTTGTTTCAATTTCTTTATTCTTTTTAAAATTGATGGCATTTTCAGAAGTTACTATTGGTTTACCAATTCTTTTTTCAATGTTCCTTCTAGTTATTGCTGCTACTTCTCCTCCATCATGTGCGTCAACTTTTAATTCTCTTATACCCTGTGAGTCATTTGTTCTGTGAAGTTCTGTTGTAGTAACTTCTGCTAATGTTGTAAGTGCTAATTCTAATGGTGACATATTATCTCGTAATCCTTGATTTTTATCTAGATTTTTTATATTTTTATGCTTTTTTGTTGTTATACCGAAAGTTCCTTTACTAATTTCATCTGTTAAAATAGCATAATCATTTTTGTCAGTAATTCCTCTTTTGTCCCATTCATCAGTTAAAGCATTTCTTGCTGGGATGCCTTTAATTCTTGCACTTATCCATTCTTCTGTATATCCTTTTTTTAGATATGTTTGTCTTGCTCTTTCAATTGCAAGTTCAGGATTAATTGTTTCTTGTATTCTTTCTTCTGCTAATCTTGCAAACCATTGTTTAAAAGGTTCGGCATTTGGACTAGGTACTGACTGAATAATTCTAAATATTGTTTCTCTGTTTGAACAATCGGTTAATCTATTTTTTCCATCTTTAGCAATCATTTTCAACCTTCCGATTTTTTCGGAAAGTTCAAAAATACCTTCAGTTTCAATCTTTTTCTTTAAATCACTCCAATATTTTTCTGGTCTTTCACTTTCGGTCAGTATTTCAATTACATCTACGATAGAATAGAACCATTCTCCATTGTATTCTTGTCTTCTAATTTTTTTGTTTTCAAATAAAATTAAATCTTTATTATTTTCTTTTACTTCGGTATTCATTTATTTCCTCACTTTCTATATATTTAAAAGTATACTTATTCTTCTTTTCCTAATTGTTTATCAATATCTTTTCTTCTTTTCTCTATTATAAATTTGATATATTGTTTATCATCCTCTGTAAGAATATTTTTATTTTTATCAAATAATAGCTCTAATTCATCGAAAGAATTAATTTCTTCTTTGTCTGTGTCATATCCCATTAACCAAGTTTCGGTTACATTTAAAGCATCTGCCAATAAAGAAAGTTTGTCTTGTTTTGCATTGTAGTTACCTGATAGGTAATTACTAATTAATGACTTATCAATATTTGTTTTTTTTGCTAATTGAGATTGTGTCATTTTATTTTTATCTAATGCTTTTTTTAATCGATTGGCAAATGTATCTACTAACATAATAATCCCTCCTCTGTAAAGTAATTATAAAGCATTTTTGAGAAAAAATCAACAATAATGTAAAAAAAATAAAAAAAAGTTGAGAAAAAAACAAAAAACATATTGACATCTCTGTTGAGTTATGCTAAACTTATATTGTAGTTGAGATAAACTCAACAGAAAGGAGATAATAATGCAATATAATTATGATAAATTAAAAGGAAGAATTAAAGAAATATTTGATACACAGGAAAACTTTGCTAATGCAATAAATATTTCTTCTGCATCAGTCAATTATAAATTAAATAATAAAAAAAACTTTACCCAAAATGAAATATTTAATTCTATCAAAGTATTAAAATTAAAAGAAGAAAATATTCAAGAATATTTTTTTACTCGTAAAGTTGAGAAAAACTCAATTAACATTAATAAAGAGGAGGAATAGAAAATGGAAGAAATGAGAAAAAAGGTAAAAGAAATACTATTTTTACTAAATGGTTATTCAGTTTCTACTGCTGTTGATATTTTAAAATTAGCAATAGACCGTTTAGAAGTTAATTCAATAGTTAATGTAAAAAAAGAAGAAAAATAAAAATTATTCTTCAAATGTTTTATCAATTCTATAAGAGAATGCAGTTATTGATGATTTCAACAAGAAGGTTTTAAGATTATGGTGATTTTTAGTAGTACATTCAGTTATTGTAATATGGTCGTCTTCAATATCATCAAGTGTATCTAATAATAAATTACCTTCATAATGATTATTTTGAGTATCTATATAAACTCTAATATTATTATTTTTACTTTCTTTTAATAACTCTTTTAGAAGTTCATTAATCTTTAATTGCATAATTGACACCTCACTTTCTATTTTAATTATAACTAGAATGTGAGAAAAAGTAAATAAAAAAAGAATCACAACAGACAGGAGGTATATATGAAAAAACCAGTAAAAAAACTTTCGGCAAGTGAGACACTTGAAATATTAGATAATCAATGGGCTTCTATTGAAGATATAATGAAACTTGCTTTTATTGGAGAAACAAGGGCAAGAACTATTGCAAGTAATATTTCAAATAAAGTATTGGAAAAAGGATATATATTGCCAAAAGGATTAATTCCTATGGAATTATTAAAAGAGTATTTAGGTATTAACATTGCTTATTTAAAGAAAGTTAGTGGGAGGTAATCAGAATGAAAAAGAAAAAAATTAAAGTTATAAATATATTTAAATTAATTATTTTAGCTGCTTGTTTAGGATTAATAATTTATGATCTTTATATGATATTAATCTATCCTATAGTCAATAAAGTTTTAGTAAATTGGACTATGTTTGGATTCTTAACATTTGCTTTAGCAGTAATTATTAGTTTAAATATTATAGAGCAAATAAAAAGTGTGTCCACTCTTCAAAACGACACACTATAAAAAGGCATTCAATTGCTTTTTACATACTTAATTTTATCACAAATTAATGTATGTGTCAAATCTTTAGTGGGTTTTGGAGAAAGGAAATAGAATGGAAGAAAAACCAAATTATTATTCGGTTATACCAGCAATAGTAAGGTATGATAATGAATTAAAACCAAATGAAAAATTACTATATGGCGAAATAACTTCTTTAACCAATAAAAATAATGAATGTTGGGCTACTAATAGTTATTTTGCTAGATTATATAATGTTAACTCTGCAACAATTTCTAGATGGATCAGTCATTTAAAAGAAAAAGGCTATGTAGTAGTAGAGTTTATTTATAAAAATGAAACTAAAGAAATAGAAAAAAGAGTTATAAAAATAATAGGAGTTCCTATTAATCAACCAATGAGTACCTATATGTTAAATAATCAAGAGGTATTGACTAAAAAGTCAAAGGGGTATATACAAAAAAGTCAAGAGGGTATTGACAAAAAAGTCAAAGAGAATAATACAAGTATTAATAATACAAGTATTAATATAAAAGAAATAAATAAAGAAAGATTTGAACTATTCTGGAAAGAGTATCCAAAAAAGGTAAATAAGTTTAAATCTGAAGAATGGTTTAATAAAAATAATTTAACAGATGAACAGTTTAATTTAATTATAACTAAACTTAAAAAGTATAAAGATACAACAGATTGGAAAAAAGACAATGGTAAATATATTCCATATCCAACCACTTGGTTAAACCAAAAAAGGTGGGAGGATGATGTAGTATCAATATCAGAAAGCAATAATCCTAATAATGTTATTAAATATTCAGATGAATGGTGGAATAGGTTAGGAAGTGATTCAAATGACTAAAGAGCAAACAAAGAATCTCTTTAGAAGAATTAAATCTCATTATCAAGAGTTCACTGTAGATGACTTTAAAGTTGATGAATGGTATAAAGAACTTAAAGATTATGATTATGATGATGTTACGAAGAGATTCGAACTTCATCTTAATTCTGAAGATTATGGACAAGTTATTCCTAAACTATGGTTTTTGAAAAAAGGACTTATAACTATTGGTGAAAAAAAAGAATCTAAAGTTTTTAAGTCTCAAGTAATATGTCAAATATGTGGTGAGCCGATACCTTTAAGAGGTTATGACATTCACTATTCAAAATGTTCCGCTATTGATTATATGCAAAGACAAATTAAAAATATTTATGATAAAGATACGCCTCGTGAATTACTAGAGAGAATGACAGATGAAGAATTTAATGTTAAATATAACACTTTATTATCTATAGTTCAAAATAAAACTAATGATCTTTTTCAAAAAAGATTAATCGAAGAAATATTACATCCAGGAACTGGCTTAACAGTTAATGAGGTTGTAAAAAATATATGATTAGTTATGATGATTTATATGAACTAATTCCTAATGATAGATTTATTACTAAAGACGAATTAATTCAATTAACAGGTTTAAGTGATAGAACACTAAGAGATATGGTTAGTCATATTAAAATGAGCAAAACAATCATTAGCAACTGTGATAAAAGAGGATATAAAAGAGGAAAAGGAACTGAATTATTAAAAACTATAGATGATATAGAATATGAACTTGGAATAGTTAAGAAATCTATTAAAGAAATTAACTCAAGAAAAAAAGTATATAACAAACAACTTAGACAATATATCGCTTATATGAAGGTATTAGAAAAAAGATTGGAGGAATTAAAGAATGGGTAAAGAGATAGTTACTCTAGATAGTATTTCATTAGAAATTGCTAAATTATTTAGACTTGAGAGAAAAATTGTTGAATTAAGTGTTTCAATAAAAGCGGATCTTGCAGCAAAAGAAAAGTTAAAAAAACAACTTTTTGAAAAGAAGAAAAAAATCTATGAAATGAGAAAGTCCTTAATTGAAAGAGGAATATTAAAAGAAGATGAAAAGATAGATAAAGAGGGAGGTGAAAAATGTTAAATCTATTTAAAATAAAAAAAGAATATCAAGAAGAAGTTTCTGCTAATGCTAGTCTTAAAGATGAAATTAATAATTTGAATAAGGAACTGGAAAAAACAAATGCAGAGTTAGGTTTGAAAAATTTAGATAATTATCGGTTGACTAAAGAAATTCATCGTAAAAATGAACTTATTGAATCTAAAGTACAAGAAAATATTTGTTTAGAAAATAAATTAAATATGTTAAATCAAAAATATCAAAAATTGATTGGAAGAGTAGGAGGTTTAACAAAACAAAGAAATGCTTCATTTCAAACAATAAATATATTTAAAGATATGCTTGCTTTTAAAGATAGAGATCTAAAACAAGCGGCAACTATAATTCAAAACTTAAATATAGAAATGAAAAGTTTAAAAAATAGACCAACAATGAAAGAACTTAAAGAATATGAAATAACTAGGAAATCACCTAGAAAAAATAAAAAAAATGATGAAGGAGGAAAAGAAAATGTTTAAAATTACTAGTGTTAAAACTCAAAAATTAGAAGAAAAGGAAGGATCAAAACTAATTGGCTTAGCAAGTGTAGTTGTTGAAAACTGTTTTGCTATTGAAGATATTAGAATAATTGATGGTGATAAAGGAATGTTTATAGCATTTCCTAGTAGAAAACAATCTACTGGAGAATTTAAAGATGTTTGTCATCCAATTAATACTGAAACAAGAAAAATGTTTGAAGAAGTTATATTTTCTGATTTTAACAATAAAGAAGAAGAATAGTATGAATAAATTGGAAAAGGTTGCTTTAGCAGTACCATTTGTATTAAAACTAAAAATACAAAATAATGGTTTAAAAAGTCAAAATGAATCATTAAAAAGTACTATTCAGGATGAACTATATAAAACATTTATGAATAAACTTGGTGAGCCTCAAGAAATCGAAAGACTAAAAAAAGAAAATAGAAACTTAAGAAAAAAAGTAAAAGAACTTAATCAAATAATAAAATCAGAAGCTTATCGAAATGTTAAAAAAAGAAAGTAGGTATCTTATGTTAGATAAAAATAAAAAAGATAGATTAGAAGAATTATTAAAAATTGTTTCTATATCTGATGAAGAATTAGAAAAATTAACTTATAAAGAGAAACAAAAATATTATAGAGCAAAAAATAAATTATGCAAAGTTGTATTTGTTTCAAGAAATAAACAAGGAAAAGGATTAACCTATAGAAAGCCTAAGGAGGTAAGAAATGAAAGAATCGCATGATATAAAAAGTTTAAATATCAATGTACCTAAAAAAAGTCATTTTACTTCAAAAGGAAATCTGTATCATTGTACTTTTGATCTAATTACAAATAAAAGGTTGTCTGAAACTGAAAGAACTGTTATACAGCAACTTATCAAAAACAATTTATTATTGACAGAAAATGATTCTAAATCCACTGTAAGTAACTTGATCAAAATGTGTGAAGATTATCAATTTGAAATAGCAAGATTAAAAAAAGAATTAAGAGAGAAAAAATCAGATGAAGATTTTGTTCCTCTTATAGGTATCATAAAGTCAGAAGATGATGAATATTTATTTGTTCAATATGATATTTTAGGAATTATTAAAATACCAAAATTGGAATTGACTATATTTAAATTGAAAAATAGTGATGAATGTTTTTATAAAACTTTTGGCTTTCAATGGTCTCCAAGTAATGATTTAATTAGTAAAGCAGCCTGTGAAATGTTATTTCAAGTTGCAAAAAACTTTGGTTCTTGGTGTGCAGAAATATTTACAAAAACAACTTCACTTTTCTCTAGTCCATTTAATAAAGAGAAAACAGATAAAAATGATAAATGAAGTACTGAAAAAATTAAATAAGTTGATAGCAGATGAGCCAAAAATTGGCTCTCTGATATCTGTAATTTTCCTCTTTATTCTAATTGCAATTCTAATGTTAATGTCTATTATCTTTAATTAAAATATGTTTTTAATTGAAGAAATAAAGTCTATAATCGGCAAGTTAGATGAAATAGATGATTATTGTGATTCTTTATCAGAGAAAATTAGTCAAGAAGATCTAAAAGAACAAGATTTATTACATCTAATTGAAAACGAAAAATTAACAACATTTGAATGTTATAGAGTAATTAAGGAAATGAAAAAAATAAGAGAAGAGAGAAGAAAAATAAAACATGATATTGAAATAGCATCATCATTTAATAAGAGTAAAAACAAACTTATTGCAAAAGAATATAGAAAATTTTTAATAGCAGACTTGTATAAAAGAGAAAAGCAAATAGGAATAAAGTATAACAATAAGTATTACACTCCAGAAGAAATTAAAAAAATTATAAAGAGGAATTAGAGATGGAAGATGAATTAATAAAAACAATGGAAATATTTAAGATAGAAAATAGAATAATTATGTTAAATAAAAAGTTAAAATATTCACCTCCATTTAAGAAATGTTATATTATGTTTCAAATAATAAAATTAAAAGAAAAGAGAAACCAAAATGAAAATAAAAGAATTAGATGAATTAATAAAAATAACCGCAAAGTTAAAGGAACAACCAGATATAGAAGAATTTGATGATAATGATACAATAGATGATTTTATAGATTTAGTTAAAAATTATAAAGATTTTTTACACGAAGATGAAGAGGTGTAAGTAATGATAATGATATATTTTCTGTAATTAGAGTTAAAGATGTATTAAACAAATATAAAGAAATAATAGGCACTGATACGAATGTCGGTAGCAAGGGAGGAAACGAAGATGAAAACAATAGTATTTGATTTTGATGGTGTTATACATACTGGTTATAATGGTTGGAAAGATGGATCTATTTATGGTGAAATTGACACAAATATTATTGACTATATAAAAATACTTATGAAAGATTATTATGTTGTTATATCAAGTAATAGACCAGCTAAACAAATAGTAGAACATATGAAAAAGTTAGACTTAGGTGTTGAATTTGAAATATTTAATAAAGACTTAGATAAAAATATGTATTGGAATAAAAAAGGAATTGTTGGAGTAACAAACGAAAAAGCAGTAGGAATTCTTTACATTGATGATAGAGGTTACAGATATAGTAATTTAGAAGAATTAAAAATGTTTATAGATAATTTAGGAGAGTGATAAATAATGGAATTTAAAGTAGGAGATAAAGTTAAAGTAATAAAGAATGAATATACATTTCCAACATATGACACATGGATAAATAAGTGTGCTATGCAATATAAGAAAAAATGGAAGGAAGAAGAATTACCTAATAAAAATAATGAATATATAATAAAAGTAAAGGCACCGCATGAAGACGGCCTTGACATATACCTAATACAAGATATTAAAACAAAACAAGTTTATATAATAGATGAAAAAGGTATTGAATTAGTAAAAGAAAATAAAACATTCTTTAAAAAACTGCCAAATAATTACACAGGAACAATAGAAGTAGAAAATGGTTATATAGTAGAAAAAGAAATATTAGATGAGAAAGAGAAAGAGTACTTATCAGCAGTTATTAGACCATTTAAAGATAGAATTGAATTTATAGCAAAAAGAAAAATGTTTGATGATTATATTTGCATTGGCTTGAATGATGAGGCAATAAGCCTACCTTATTTTAAAAAAGGTACTATGTATAAAGGTATGGAATTATATAAATAATATACACTAAAGGAGTTAGGTTTAGGAGAGTGATAAGTAATGAATTATGAAACAGTAATTAAAAAGGTTAAAAAAGAAATAAAAAAACATCTTGATGATGGGTACAACTATGAAATGCTTGTTAATTTAGAATTAGATGTAATAGATTGGAATAGCTTACTCGAATGTATATCAGATTTAAAAGAAAAAAATCAAAAATTACAAAAATTGTTTGAAAATATGATACAACTTTCTGAAATAGGCACACACTCTTATTATAATGGAGCAAGTAGAACTGCATTGTTTGAAGTGATTTCTTCTATTGAAGATATTTTAAAGGAAGCGAAAAGTAAATGAAGACAATATATGGACATCCAATTATAATTAATAAAAATATTGAATATGTACTTTTAAAAGATTATATAAAAATATTAAAGATAATAGAAGAACAACAAGTATTAATTGAAGACACTAAACAGTTTATAAAATGTTTATATAATGGTGGCTATTTAAGCAAAACGACCAAAAAAAATATTTTAGATAGGTTAGGAGGAGATCAGTCATGAAAAACATAGATATTAATTATGAAGGACTATCCTTTGAGGAAAAAATTAAATTAAAAATGTATTACTTATATAGTTTACCTAATTGTAAAGAAAAAGAATCAATATTAAATACCTTAAATTGGATATTAGATATTTTTGAAGAGGAAAAAGAAAAAGTAAAGGTGAAAGGAAGAATTAGATAATGAAAAAAAATATAAGATTATATACAGTAGATGAAGTTAATAAAACAATTGGACAAATAAATGATATGATAGAAAGTTTTAGAAGTTTATATAGAAAGAAACCAACATTTATAATTATATCACTTGAATTAGCAATTTTGTTGAGAGAACAACATGATTTAATGAGTCAATATGAAGCGATAAATTTAAATGGTGAATATTTACAAGTGAATAGAATATTTGGAATGACATGTTTTGCTAGCCCAGCATTAAAAAATCTAGAATTTGAAATTAGATAACAAAGTTGGAATAAGGAGGATTAAATGATTATATTATATATACCATTAATATTCTGGGGGTTAGTTGGTTTAATTGCTATAATAAATTTCATTTTAATGATAAAGGAGTGGAAGGATGAATAAAAAAAAAATTGAAGACTATTTAAAAAGAGTTGATGAGTTGGGGGCTAAACTAACTGGAGAAGATAAAGAAACTTACGATTGGTTAATTTATGGCTATAATCAATGCGCCAAATTGTTAAATGAAACAGAACAACAATGTAAAAAGCAAAATGAAGTAATTAATAAAGCAATAAAATATATAAATGAAAATGTATTTTTAGATGATAATGGTTGTGGCGGTTATTGGTGGGAAATTGCTGATAAAGATAAGTTATTAGATATATTAAAAGAGGTGGAATAAATGAAAGAGGAAATAAAGCATTTTAAATCATTACTAAGACAAGGTTCTTTAAGACATATGAATATATTACTTGATGATAAGTTTCAAAAAGAATTACAAACTATAATAGAAGATTATGAAAAATTACAGCAAGAAAACGAGAAATTAAAAGATAATTGGATTAAGTTAAAAGAATATATAAGAAAAAATATAATTTATGCTGATGTTGGAATGAAAATTTTAGACTCAAGTCCACTAGAAGATTATATGCAAGGACTAGAACAAGGAAGTGATAGCAATGAGTAAAGAAGAATTATTAAAAGAGATTATGAAACTTCCCAAAGTAGAAAAAAATAATCCTATAAGTACTATGAATAGTATTAATGTTGACGACTTGATAAATGCCGTTGACAGATTAAATAAAATTCCTGATTACAATGATTTATTAAAAGAAAATCAACAATTAAAAGAAAGCATTGAACATTTAAAAAAAGAAAATAAAAAACAAAAAAATATACTTGATGAAATATATAACCATTGTGAATCAAGAATTAATGTGTGTAAAAGTTTACAGTCAGATGACGAATGGGAATGCTGTATTGCTGAATTAGATGGTGTTATATCCATATTAAAAGAGGTGGAATAAATGAAATTAGAAGTTGGAATGTATGTTAGAACTAAAGATGGTTATGTATCTCAATACAGATATTATGATACAACCAATATGGGAAAATTATTATGTATTCCTTTAAGCAATAGAACTTTTGCAAATATAGAAGATATAATTAAAGCCAGTCATAACATAATTGATTTAATAGAAGTAGGAGATTATGTTAATGGTTATTATGTTGAAGATGTTTTGAAAACATTTGTAAATGTTGCAGTAGGAAGTAATTATTTTCAAAGCCCTACAATTTATGAAAAAAATATTAAATCAATAGTAACAAAAGAGCAATTTGAAAATATCGAAGTAAACATTTGATATTTTTTAATAAATATAAAATTTTTATATAAAAATAGGAAAAATAACATATAAACTATTGAATATTTTAAGAAAGTGGGTGAAAGAAATGAAAGTAGAATGCATTGAATATCTAAGTGAACTAGCACTCCTTTTGCTTAGAAAGGATATAAAAGTAAAATTTATAACTAGAGGATCAGATTGTCATTATGTGTTTTATAAAGAAAAATTACTACCAAAAATCATAAAAACTATTTTGCATAAAAAATAAGACTTAAAGCCTTATAAAATAAAAGAAAAATAGATATAAATATAGTGCAATATAATAATATACATATCTTGCATTAAATAAATAGAGAGAAGGGAGGGTATATATTAGTTGATATTATGACTAAAGAAAATCTAAAAGAAAAGAAAAAAGAGTTTATAGAAATGTTAAAATTAGAAGAATTGGCTCAAAAAACTCTAGTAAGTTATGAAAATGCAATTGATAAATTCATTGATTTTGTAGATGATGATTTTACTTTAAGTAAGAGTCTAATGATAGATTGGAAACATAGTCTAATCGAAAAATATTCAATAAAAAGCAGAAATCAATATATAGTTGTCATTAATAAGTTTTTAAAGTTTCTTGGTTATGGTGATTCTGAAAATAAAGATAAAGATTATAGAATAAAACAATTTAAAGAACAGTCAAAATCAGTACTTGAAGAGCAGATTGAAATACAAGAGCATAAAAGAATGCTTAGATGGGCTAAAAAAATGAATATGATGGATATGTACTATATTATTCAAATATTTGCTCATGTAGGTGCTAGAATAGAAGAACTGAAATATTTTACTGTTGAAAATCTAGATAGTAATTATATTAAAGGGGCTTATAACAAAGGCAAAGAAAGAGTCCTTATAATGACTAACGAATTAAAGAGAAATCTTAAGCATTATTGCAAGGATCATAAAATAAAGAGTGGCTATATCTTTATTAGTCCTGTAAATGAAAATCAGATGTTAAATAATTCTACTATTTGGAGGAGACTAAAAAAAATAGCAAGAAGTGCAAAAATAAATCCTAAAAAAATCCATCCACATGCTTGGAGACATCTCTTTGCTAAACAGTGTAAAGAAAATGGAATTGATTTAGATGAATTAGCGGATATTTTAGGTCATAAAGATATAAATACAACAGCAATATATACTAAAACCTCAATGAAAGAAAAGAAAAATAAATTAGAAAGGATTAGATATTAGATGAGTAATGGAGTATTAATTACATTAATTATATGTACTACAATATTAATATTATCTTGGATCGGCAGCAAAAATAAATAAGGAAGATGGAGGCTTAAGATGAATTATAAGAAATATTTTGTTACATATTATAATTACAAACAAGCCAAAATAAAATTACAGAACATCCAAAATGAAATTGCAGATATTATAAGTGCAATGTTATCTACAACTTCTCAAATGAGAGAGGTTGTTAATAGTAATAAGTCAAGTAATGATAAGATGATGGAATTAACAACTAGAAAAATAGAGTTAGATTCAAAAGAAGAATTAGCCAAAGAATTATTAGGAGTATATAATAGACAAATGCTAGATGCAGAAAAAGAATTAAAAGATAGTAAAGAGACTAAAGATATTATTTATTATAAATACTTTATACAACATATTAAAGTTAAAGAAATATCAAAAGATATAGCATTTGCAAGAGAATATACTTACGATTTATTAAAGCAAATTAAGAGTGATATAGCAAAACTTGAACAGGAACTTATTAAAAAAAATAAAAAAAAGTAAAGTTCTTACAAAATCTTACAAAATCTTACAAAACTTGTGTTACAATGGTATCATGGAAGTATTCCAAAGGACAATAGAAAATAACTATTGTCTTTTTTAGTTGTTAGGGAGATGGTGATCATGTTAAAGACTTGTAGTCACTGTGGTATAGTACCACAAGATCATATATGTCCTTATAGAAAGTATAAAAATAAAGATAATAGTGATGCAGCGGATAGATTCAGAAGAAGTACACGATGGACAAAGAAGAGTATAGAGATAAGAGAAAGAGATAAATACTTATGTCAGGTTTGTATAAACAAGTTGTACAATACGATTAATGTTTATAACTATAATAAGTTAGAGGTACATCACATCGTACCAATTAACGAAGATTATAACAAACGATTAGACAATGATAATCTTATCACTCTATGTAACTATCACCATAAGATGGCTGATTCAGGAGCTATACCTAGAGAGATATTAAGTGATATAGTCTTAGGTATCCCCCCTACCATTGAAGAGTGATTTCTTTTTAAAGGTAAAAGACCTCACCTATCCACTCTGTTCACACAAAATATAATTTCTCGTATGTTTTTTTGGAAAGGAGTGTTGGAAATGAGTTTGGATGAGCAAGCAAGTGAGATATTGAAGATTGCTGAACAACATGGAGTAGAGCAAAACTTTTTATTCTTAACTACATTCAAAAGATATCAAGTTCAACTTAAGATTCTTAGTGATTTAAAAGAAAAGATAAATGAGAGTGGAGCATTGGTAACAAAAGAATATGTTAAAGGAAGAAAGAACTTATATACGAATCCAGCAATCAGTGAATTTAATAAAACTTCGACTGCTGCTAATCAGACAGTTGCAATTCTAATTAAAATTATTAAATCATTGAGAACTGATGAGGGTGAAGAAGAGAATGAGGACGAGTTGTTAAAGGCATTAGGAATTAGATAATGGACAATAAAGCATACAAATATGCTAAATGGTGTCTTCGTTCGAAGTATGTACCTAAATATGTTAAAAAGCAATGTAAAGAGTTTATTAAAATTGCAAATGGTAAAGATAAGAAATATTATCTTAATGAAGAGAAAGTAAAACAAATAGAAAATATATTAAAATTGTTAATAATGCCAAAAGGATTAAAAGCGGGTACACCATTATATGAGTGTACTTGTAATTATCAATGGCTTTTTTATATTTCTATTCTGGCGGTGGTTAGAAGAGATAACCCAGAAAAAAGAAAGTATGAGACAGCAATTTTAGAAATAGCAAGAAAAAACTTTAAGACCTATACTATAGCGACACTGTTTATCTTGCTTTTTTTAATGGAACCAAAGTTTAGTAAGTTTTATTCTGTTGCTCCAGATGGTGCTTTATCTAGAGAAGTTAAAAATGCAATCGAAGAAACATTAAAATCAAGTCCTATGCTCTATCTTCATAAAGATACTCCGAGATTTAAGATTTTAAGAGATTCGATAGAATTTCTTTTAAAGGGAAGTAAATATTTTCCTTTAAATTATTCAAATTCTCGTATGGATGGTAAACTTCCAAATGTTTTTTTGGCAGATGAGGTTGGAGCATTACCAAATTCTTATGCAATCGAAGCAATGAGATCTGGACAATTAAACATATTAAATAAATTAGGTTGTATTATTTCAACTAAATATCCGACCGCTGATAATCCGCTTGAAGATGAGGTTTCTTATTCAAAAAGAGTTTTAGATAAACTTGAAAAAGATGAAACTATATTTGCATTGTTATATGAACCTGATAATCCAAAAAATTGGACTGATGATGATATTATTCTTAAGCAAGCAAACCCTGTAGCATTGGAGATTCCAGAAATATGGCAAGATCTATTGAAAAAAAGGGCTAGAGCAATAGCAATAGAAAATTCAAGAGAAAATTTTCTTACTAAACATTGTAATATTATTTATCAAGGTCAGGGAACTGAATCTTATGTTGATATCAATGATGTCTTACAATGCAAAGTATCTCATATAGATTGGTCTGGTAGAGAAGTTTATTTAGGCGTTGACCTTTCAATGTCAAACGATAATTGTTCTGTTGGAATGGTTGCTGAAGATGATGGAAAAATACTAGCTGATGCAATTGCATTTATTCCAGAAGGAAGAATTGATGAGAAAACACAATTTGAAAAAATAAATTATAGAAGTTTTATAGAATCATTAAAATGTATTGCATGTGGAAATAAGACTGTTGATTATGCTGTTATAGAAGATTTTGTTTTTCATATAGAACAAAGATATAATGTTAAGATAAAGGCTCTTGGCTATGATAGATATAATGCAATGTCTTCTGCACAAAAATGGGAAAGTGGAGATGGCGGTAAATATGATGGAATAAATTGTGTACAGATTCGACAACATTCCGATACTTTGCATTCTCCAACAAAGTTACTATTTGAAAAAATATCTAATAGAGAGTTTCAATATGAAGATAATAAGTTGCTTGAAATTAATTTTCAAAATGCAAGATGTACTTTTGATACAAATATGAATCGATATGTAACAAAGAAAAAATCTAGGGGAAAAGTAGATATGGTAGTCTCATTAATCAATGCTTGTTATCTACTTGAGCAAGATGTTATCTTTGAAGATGGATTCATAGTGCAAACTTTCTAGGAAGGAGGTGATAGTAAATGAAGATTTTTAATTTATTTTCAAAAAATAAAAGAGATGAAACAGAAGCTACTGCTGAATCTTTAGAAGACCCACTATTGAATGCTATTTTAAAAGATACTGTAGTTGATAGAGATGTTGCACTGTCTATTCCAGTAATAAGTAGTTCAGTTAATTTGATTTGTGACACATTTGCAATGATTCCTTTTAAATTATATAAGACTGTTAAAAATAAAGACAAACTCAAAGCAGAAGAAGTTTATGATGATCCTAGAGTTCGTATTATCAACGATGATACAAAAGATAAACTTGATGGATTTCAAATGAAAAGAGCAATGTGTGAAGATTACTTATTAGGTAAGGGTGGATATGCATACATAAAAAAAATAAAAAATCAATTTTCTGGTTTGTTTTATGTAGAAGATAAAGAAGTTACAATTAATAAAAATTATGATCCAATATATAAGTCTTACAAGATATTAATAAAAGGCGAGGAATATGATGATTATAACTTTATCAAACTTTTGAGAAATACCAAAGATGGTGCTAGTGGAAGAGGTTTGGTTAATGAAATATCTACAGCAATAAAAACTGCTCGTCAAAGATTATTGTATGAATATGATTTGATTCTTACTGGTGGCTCTCGTAAAGGTTTTCTAAAATCTCCAAAACATCTCGATGAGAAAGCATTAAAAGCATTAAAAAAGGCTTGGGAAGATTATTATTTAGGAAATGCTAATACAGTTGTATTAAATGATGGATTAGAGTTTGATGAAGCAAGTAATACTTCTAAAGAAAATGAATTAAATGAAAAAAATATAACTTTTATCAGCGAAATAAAAGATATATTTCACATATCTAGTGATTATAACAATTTTATAAAGAGTGCTATAATGCCTATTGCTACTGCATTTACCACTGCCTTAAATAGAGATTTTTTACTCGAAAAAGAGAAAGAATCTTTTTATTTTGCTCCTGATTTCAATGAATTGTTAAAAGGATTAATGAAAGAAAGATTTGAGGCTTATAAAATCGCTATAGAAACAGGATTTAAAACAAGAAATGAGATTCGTTATATGGAAGATGATGATGCTTTACCAGGATTAGATATGGTTAATTTAGGACTTGGAGATGTTTTATTAAATCCAGAAACTGGTGAGATTTATGTTCCTAATACGAACAAGTTAATTAAAATGGGCGAGTCTGGAACTGTTGATAAAAATATAAATATTGATAATTCACCTGATACTGATAAAAATGTTAATTCAAATATAAATGGTGAAGGAGGTGATATAAATGCACATAGAAATTAGAGAAGATTCTGTTGTCATTAATGGATATGTTAATGCGGTTGAAAGATACTCAAAGCCTATTAGGGAATCTTTACATGGAAAAGTAAGAACTTTCATTGAAAGAATTAGATCCGGAGTATTTAAAAGTGCATTGCAGAGAAACGATGATGTAAAAGTACTTTTAAATCATGATGAAAATAGAGAATTGGCTACAACAAAAGATGGAACTGCAATTCTCGAAGAAGATAACATAGGTCTTAGAGCAGAAGTAACTATTACCGATAAAGATGTAATAGAAAAGGCTAAAAACAATAAATTAGTTGGTTGGAGTTTTGGCTTTTATGCTAATTCTGATGAGTTAGGTAAAGATGGTAATAGTGAAACAAGAACAGTTACTAGTTTAGATTTGTTAGAAGTATCTATATTAGATGATACAAAGTCGCCTGCTTATTATGGTACAAGCATAGAAGCAAGAAGTGAAAATGAAAAGGTCGTTGAATATAGAGCATCTACTATTGCGGAAATCGAAGAAGAAGCAAGAAAAAAACATAAGGCTGTTGATAAAAAAGAAGATAACAACTGGGATGAAATTACCAAAGAACATGAATTAATCAACATTGAAAAGGAAGAAAAGAAAATAAAATTGGTTGCAGAAATGATTGCAGATATCATTCTTGAGAAATTAAAAGAAGGTGCTGATGAAAAAAAGACAATACCTGAAAATTCAGCCGTAGAAGAAGAAGGCAATAGAGCCTTTGATTATTCTTCTTATGAAGATAGATTAAGAAGATTAAAAAAAATCTAAACATTTGTGTTAAGAAAAAAAGAAGGAGGAGATAAAACATGAATAAAAAAGGTTTAGAAGAAAAAAGAAATGATTTAAGACAAGAAATGACAGATATTTTAAATAATTCAAAAAAAGAAAATCGCGTAATGTCAGAAGAAGAAGTTGCAAGATTTGATGAAATTGAAAAAGAAATTAATTCAATAGATGCAACTCTAGAAAGGGAAAATAAAATTGAAAAGATGGAAGAAAAGTCAGAAAAGACAGAGGATGAATCTGAACTAACTGCTGCTGAAAAAAGAATGTATACTTCAGTAGAAGAAAGAAATGATTATAATGCTTTTGCAGAGTATATTAGAAGTCAAACTCTAAAAACAAATAGAGCAGATGCTACTAATTTAACTAAAGGTGATAATGGAGCAGTTATTCCTAAAACAATTGTTGATAAAATAATTGAAAAAGTAGAAGAAATTTCACCTGTTTATAGACTTGCTACTCATTATGATATTCCAGGAACAGTAAATATACCTACAGAAGATACTTCTACTGATAGTGTTACTGTTGGTTATGCTACAGAGTTTACTGATTTAACATCACATAGTAATAAGTTTGGTACTATTGAGTTAACAGGATTCTTATATGGTGCATTAACAAAGATCAGTAGATCATTATTAAAAAATAGTAACTTCAAATTAACAAATTGGGTAATTAATAAAATGGCAAAGAAAATTGCTAAGTTTATTGAAGGTGAGTTATTAAATGGAACTACATCTAAAGTAAGCGGTGTTGTAGGATCTTACGACTCTACTAACATGAAAAAGGTTTTAGCAAGCAAATCTGCTATTACTGCTGATGAGTTAATTGAAACTCAAGATTTAGTAATTGATTCTTATCAAACAGATTCTATTTGGGTTATGAATAGAGCAACAAGAACTGCTATTAAAAAATTAAAAGATAGTAATAATAACTATTTACTAAATAGAGATCTTTCATCTAAATATGGATATACTCTTTTAGGAAAAGATGTTTATGTTTCTGATAATGTTTCTAAATTAGGTACAGCATCTGCTAATGTTATTTTCTATGGTGATTTTAGTGGACTAGCAGTAAAAGAAAGTGAAAAAACAGAAATTCAAATCCTAGATCAGTTATTTGCAGCACAACATGCAATTGGTATAGTTGCTTGGGGTGAAATAGATGCTAAAGTAGAAGATAAGCAAAAAATTGCTGTCGTTACAGCACCAGCAGCTTAATTTAGGAGGTCTTAATAATGAAATATGAAGCTATTGAAAGTTTTAGCGGAATTATTTCTATGGCAAAGGGCGAAATTAGGGATATTCCTAATGATGCCCTAGTCAAAGACTTAATGAAGGCTAAACTAATAAAAAAATATACACCAACTGATGAAAAAATATTAAAAGATGAGTTGGAATCTGCTAATTCACTTATAAATGAGTTAACTGAAGAAAATAAAATGCTAAAAGAGCAAATAGAGGAATTATCTACTATTAACAAAGAAAGTGAAAAAACAGATGATACACTAGTATCAGATGAAGAAGCAGAAAAAAAGTTATCAGAAGATGAAAAAATAGATGATACATCAACTGATAATAAGAAAAATAAAAAATAACCTCATAAAGGAGGGAAAAATATGAAAAAAGTTAGTGATATAACTTATCAAGATATTGCAAACTATATCAGAGTTGATGTAACTGATGATAAGTTATTACAAGAAGAGTTAAATATATATTTAAATATCGCTAAAGACTTTATATCTAATTATACAGGAATACCTATAGAAACTAAAGAAAAAGATAGTGAATCATTGGATGATTATGCAGATTTTATTATCGTTGTATATATTCTTTGCCAAGATATGTATGATAATAGAACTATGTATGTTGATGGTAAGAATATAAATAGAGTTGTAGAAACAATTCTAAATATGCATAGGAGAAATCTTTTATGAGTTCAATTGTTAAAAATCCAGGAGAATATAATAAAAAAATCAAAATCATTAGTATAAAAGATTCAGAAGACAATGCAGGATTCAAAATACCCGAAGAAGTAATTGTTTTGGAGCCTTTCGCTAAGGTTAAAACTACAAAAGGTTATAAACTTATTTCAAATAATACTGATTTTGAGAAAGCCTATACCAATTTTACGATTAGATATCCAAAAGTTGAAATAACAAGAGATATGAATATCATATACAACAATAAAAAGTATTCAATAGAGTATTTGAATAATGTAGATGAAGAAAATATCGAATTAGAAATTCAGGCAAAGGTTGTAAACAAGTAATGGCAAGATTTGTTGAAGAATTACCGAATAATCTTATTAAACAATTTAAAGGTTTAGAGGAGAATGCGGAAAAAATGATTGGTGAAATGACACAAGAAGGTGCTAATGTTGCTTATAAGAATATTGTTAGCAATATGAAAAAATCTTTTAAGACAACAAAATCTTTAGAAAAAGGTTTGAAAATAACACGCGTATATAAGACACCAAAAGATGGTGGAATAAATACACATGTTGGCTTTTATGGATATGATGGTATAAAAACAAAAAAGTATCCAAAAGGAAAACCTATTCCATTAAAGGCGATGGCTCGTGAATATGGAACTCCAACTGAAGAAAAAAAACCCTTCTTGAGAAAGTCTTTTAAAAAGAAAGAAATTGAAATGGCAATGACAAAAGTTCAAGAGAAATATATAGGTGATAACTAATGAATGAAGAAGTAAAATCAATTTTAGGTAATGAAATAATTGTTGATAAAGTAAAAATACCTGTAGAACACTTAAAGTATAAAGGAAGCAAAAAAACTTTTATAACTTGGAAATTACTAGATGAAACTCCTGAACTTTGTGCTAATGATGATGATTTATGTAGTGTATGTCCTTTAGATATAGATATATATAGTGATAAAAATTATTTAAATATTCTAAAAAAAGTAAAACAAATGATGAAAGAAAACGACTGGGTTTGGAGTGGTGATAGTTCAGAGATGTTAGATGACGATACTGGACTATATCATAAAACCTGTTCATTTGAGAAAGAGAGGATGATAGAAAATGGCTAGAGTCGGTTTTAAGATAGCAAAATATAATTTACATGATGAAGAAGCAGGTAAACTTAAAGCATTAACTGGTAATAGTGTACCTGTATTTGAAAAAGTGATAGACGAAAAATTTAGTCCAAATTATGCGAATGCAGAATTATATGCAAATGATGGTTTAGCAGAACATGATGATTCATTTATTGATGGAGCATTAAACATTACTATAGCAGATGATGAAGATAAATTCGTTGCAACAATATTTGGTCAAACTATAACTACTGAAGGTGAAGTGACATCAAATGAAAATGATATTGCACCAGAATTAAGTTATGGTCACATAGTTCCTAAAATGTATAATGGCTCAAAGAAATATAAAGTTGAATTTTTTCCTAGAGTAAGATTTACAAAAATAACTAGTGATAATAAAACAAAAGGTCAAAGTATTGAATTTAATACTTCTTCACTTGAGGGAAAAGTAATGAGACTTGAGAAAGCCTTTAATGGTTTAAAAGAAGGAGACTGGGAAAAACATCAAACATTTGATACACTTTCTGCTGCAACTACTTATTTAGATGGTTTATTATCACCATCAGCATAGGAGGGAAAAATGATTAATGTAAAAGTAATTAGTATGTTTAAAGATAAAGATACTAAAGAATTGTATAAAGTTGATAAAGAATTAACTGTATCTAAGGATAGATATAAAGAAATAAAAGATTATGTTAAAGTAATCGATAATAACAAAAAAGAAAATCAAAATAAGGCAGAAGATTAATATCAATTTTCTGCCTTTATTTTTTTAGGAGGAATATAAAATGAAAGATAAAATGGTTCACTTCGTAACTGAAAATAGAACTTATCCATTGTGTTTTAATTTGAATGTTATGGAAGAAATACAAGATCAATATGGTTCTATATCTGCCTGGGGAGAAAAAGTGTCTAGCAACAAATCAGAGCCAAATATAAAAGATTTGAAAAATGGTCTTATGATCATGATTAATGAAGGAATTGAAATTGAAAATGAAATAGAAGGAAACAATAATCCTTTATTGAATTCAAAACAAGTAGGAAGAATAATTTCAGAAATTGGTTTTGATGAAATACTAAAAAAAGTTATGGAAACTGCTAAGAATTCAACTAATACTGGTGAAACTCAAAAAAACATGTAATCCACGAGAACTATGATGATGAGATAGATTTCTCGTGGTTTTATTTTGTAGGTCATACCTTACTACTTTACTCTGATAAAGAAATAGGTAGAATGACATTTTGTAAATTTTTTAAATTATACAAACAATATAAAAATCATTACGATTTTAAATTAAGTAAAACAACTTATCGTGAATTGGAAGAAATAAACAGTCATGATGGTGAATTTTTACCTGATTAGAAGGGAGGTAAAAACAAATGGCAAAAGGAAGTTCTTTTGGAGGAACAGTCAAACTTAATGGTGAAGATGAATACAAAAAGGCTTTAAGAGATATTACTAGCAATTTAAAATTAGTCTCAAGTGAGTTAAAACTAACAAACACTGAATTTTCAAATGGAGACAAAAATATAAAGCAAGCCAAAACTTCTTATGATTCTATGAAGAATACATTACAATCACAGAAAGATAAAGTCAAAGAGTTAAAAGAAGCTCTTAGCAAAATGGAAAAAGAATATGGTAGTAATAATGAAACAGTTAGACTATTTAAAACACAACTAAATAATGCAGAAAATCAATTAAAGCAAATGGAAGATGCCACCGATAAAGGCAATAAAGAACTCAAAGAAATGAAAAAAGGTTTTGAAGATGCGGGAGATGGAGCATTAAAATTTAGCGATGTACTTAAGGCAAATGTTTTGGGTGATGTAATTGTTGGAGGACTAAAGAAAATTGGTAGTGCAACATTAGAAATTGGAAAAGCGTTTTTAGATGTTGGTAAACAAGCATTAGATAGTTATGCTAATTATGAACAGTTAGTAGGTGGTGTAGAAACACTATTTAAAGATAGTGCAAATATTGTTGAGGACTATGCCAATAATGCATATAAAAATGCTGGTTTATCCGCAAATGATTACATGGAGACAGTAACATCGTTTTCTGCGAGTTTATTACAGAGTTTAAATAATGATACTGCCAAAAGTGCGGAGGTTGCAGATATGGCAATTACTGATATGTCTGATAATGCCAATAAAATGGGTACAGATATGTCTATGATACAAAATGCTTATCAAGGGTTCGCAAAACAAAACTATACAATGTTAGATAACTTGAAATTAGGTTATGGTGGAACAAAATCAGAAATGGAAAGGTTGTTAGCAGATGCTGAAAAAATAAGTGGTATAAAATATGATATTTCAAGTTTTGCTGACATAACACAAGCAATACATGTAATGCAAGAGGAAATGGGAATAACAGGAACAACTGCAAAAGAAGCAGGAACCACTATAGAAGGATCAATAAACTCGATGAAAAGTGCTTGGCAAAATCTCTTAACAGATCTTGCAAATGGTGGTAAAAATATGGGTTCGCTAATTGAAAATCTTATGACCACGATATTTGGTGATGGAACAGAGACTAATTTGGGTGTATTTGGGAATGTTTTACCAGTAATTCAAAATATAGTATCAAGTTTTGCTGATGTTATTCCAAATATTGTAGATAAATTAATGGAGCATTTGCCATATTTATTAGATGCTGCATCAGAAATAATAATGTCGTTGGTTTATGGAATTACAGAAAATATTCCTGCATTAATGCCTGTAATAAGTGATTTAGTTGGAAATATTTTACAATATATCATCGAAAGTTTACCGATTATTATTAATTCTGGTGTTCAAATAATATTAGCATTAGTTCAAGGAATAGGAGAAAGTTTGCCTACATTAATACCTGCACTTGTGGATGCAGTAGTTTTAATAGTAGAAACTTTAATTGACAATATAGATTTGATTATAGATGCAGGTATCCAGTTAATTTTAGGACTTGCCGATGGACTTATAGAGGCACTACCCAGATTAATTGACAAAGTACCAGAAATAATTGAAAAACTATTTGATGCTTTTATTAGAAATTTTCCTAAAATAGTAGAGGCAGGAGGACAATTGATAGGTAAATTGATTGTTGGTATAATTGGATCTTTAGGAACATTATATAGTAGAGTTCCTGAGATTATACATACTGTAGTTAAAGGGATTTCTAGTGGCTATCAGACAATAAAAAATGCAGGCTTAAATCTTGTGGCAGGCATATGGGAAGGTATATCTGGAAGCCTGGGCTGGATCAAAAATAAAATAAAAGGATGGGTAGGGAATGTTACTAAATTTATTAAAAATCTGTTTGGTATTCATTCGCCATCTAAATTATTTAAAGATGAGATAGGAACAAACTTAGCACTTGGTATTGGAGAAGGGTTTACTGATACAATGACTGATGTTCAACAAGAGATGGCAGATGCAATTCCTACAAAATTTGATACAACAATAAATTCAAAAATTGGTAACAATAGTTATCAAAATGTTGCAAATTCAGGTTCATTTGATAATATGGTAATTGCCTTTAAAACTGCTTTAAAAGATGTCAAAGTTATAATGGATGAAAAAGAAATGGGGACATTTGTTACAAATGCTGTGGAAGAGGTGGTATATTCATGAGTAATAGTATAACTTTTAAGGGTATTAGTAGCAATACTATATCTGGTCTATTAATTAGTGAATTACCACCTATTACTAAGCCTAAAATGAGAGTAAAAGAAACTGTTATAGATGGTGTTGATGGTTCTTTATTAGAAGACTTAGGATATGAATCATATTCTAAAAAATTGAATATAGGTTTAACAAGAAATTTTGATATAGATAAAATAATTGAATATTTCAATGGTGAAGGAAATGTAACATTTAGTAATGAATCTGATAAGTATTATAAAGCAAAAATAGTTGATTCTATTGATTTTAATAGATTGATAAGATTTAGAAAGGCTGATGTTAATTTTATAGTTCAACCATATAAATATAAATTAAATGAATCTAAAGTAGATGTAACTGTAACTAATCAAAGTGAAATAAAAGTTACAAATGTAGGCTTGGAGGTATCCAAACCTATTATTACTTTATATGGTAGTGGTGAGTTACATTTTTACTTAAATACAGTAGAAATTTTTAAATATAATTTTGATACAGATGGACAAGTAGTTATTGATAGTGAAAAGGAAGATGCTTATTTAAATGGTGTATTAAAAAATAGACAAATGTTAGGCGAATTTCCACTTTTAAAAAGTGGCGAAAATACAATTACTTGGACTGGAACATTAACAAGAATAGTAATTGATCCTAAAAGTAGGTGGTTATAATGATAAGGGTATATGATTCTAGTGAAAAACTATTTAATCATAATGGAATAAAAATATTACATCCTTTATCTGCAATTGTTTTTAAGGAGGACAATGGGGATTATTATATTGAAGTAGAAGATTCTATTGAAAAAGTTGATTATTATCAAGCAAGTATGATAATCAATTGTCCTACACCTTTTCCGGAGGGAAATCAGTCATTTAGAATAGTAAAAATAGACAAAACCAATTCAAGAGTAAAGGTTAAGGCTAATCATGTTTATTTTGATACTGATAATTACATGATAGATGACAAATATATAGTCGATAAAGATTGTAATTATGCACTAGATTATCTTAACAAAAATTGTGATGTTGAAACACCATTTACAACTAATTCAGATGTTACTAGCACTAATTCTTATAGATGTGTTAGGAAATTATTAAGTGAAGCAATTACTACATTGATTGATCGATGGGGAGGTCATTTAGTAAGAGATAATTTCAATATAAGTATAAAACAAAATATTGGTGTTGACAGAGGATTGGTTGTAAAATACAGAAAAAATATTACTAGTATAAAGGCAGAAGAAGTATGGGATAATGTTGTCACAAAAATTATGCCAGTTGGTAAAGATGGTCTATTACTTCCAGAAAAATATTTAGAAGTTAAAGATAAATTGTATGATATTCCTTTTTCAAAAATTGTAAAAATAGATCAAAATCTAGAACAAGAAGAAAATGAATCTGATGAAGATTTTACAGAAAGATTGATTGCAGATTTAAGATTAAAAGCCCAAAGTTATTTAGAAGAAAATAAGTATCCAAAAGTAAATTATAATTTGTCTGCTAATTTGGACAATATAACTGATGTTGGAGATACAATCTATGTTGACCATCCTAAATTAAATATAAAAATGACAACAAATGTCATTTCGGTAAAGTGGGATGTAATTAGTAAGAAATACAAAAATATCGAATTTGGTAATTTCAGAAACAAATTAAAAGACTTATTGAAAAATATGAATACTATTGCCAACGAAATTTCCAAAGATAATTCAAACGAAACAAAATCATTTTTAGAAAAAGAACTTATAGATGCCACAAATAAAATATGGGGTACTTTAGGAAATTCCTTTGTAATTTATGAAGGCGATAAAATATTAATTGTAGACAAATTACCAAAAGAACAAGCAAAAAATGTTATTTTAATGAATAATGGTGGTATCGGTTTCAGCAATACTGGTATCAATGGTACATTTGTAACTGCTTGGACTATTGATGGTGGCTTTAATGCTAACTTTATTACTTCTGGAAAAATAGATACTTCATTAATTGAAGGATATGATAATTTAGCTTTATCAGTAAACAAATTGGTTGATGTTACTAGAACTTTAACTGCTAATAATTATATCGAAATTACAGATGCTGTTAAAGGTAGTGTTCTTTATTTATCAATAAAAGGAAATTTATCCTTGTTATTTTTATCAAATCAAACTTTTTTAGGAAGCAATACTTTTTTTAAGAATTCTAATTTAATAATTGAAGATATTAATGGGAACAAGAGAGAAATTAAAACAAATTTAAAAAGACTTAATGTTTTAAATGATGTTTATGATGAATTTATAGTTGATTACACAGGAACATATATAATTCGTAGAATTGGTGTAAATAATGATTTAAGTTTATATGAATTAGATGAGGAGATTAGAGAAGAATTACCTTTATTAAAAATTGAATTAAATGAAGGATATAACAAAATATACTTGAAATCATTTTCTGATTTAACTTATACTCTTAAATATGCAAAAAAGAACGATTATACTGATATATTTACAACTAGAATAGAAATGAATTCATCTATAGCATTAAATAATGAAAACATAGATCTAAAATTGCTAAAGAAGACGGATAAAGATAATATTATCGCTCAAATAAATTTGAGTACTGAAAAGGCTGAAGATGGTTCTTTAATACAAATAGAAGCAGATAAAATTAATTTAAAAGGAAAGAAAATTAATCTTACATCTGATGAAATAGATATTGATAGTAATAAATTCAAAGTTACTAAAGAAGGGCAGGTAACTTGCGAAGATATAATCATCAACAGTGGAAAAATTGATTTAATTGATGATTCTCAAAATCCAAGTTTAACTATGAAAAGTTTAATATCTACTGGAGGACAAACAGAAGAAATTTCCTCAATGAAACTGTTAGGTAATGGAATGAATGTTCAAATGTCTTCAAATGTTTATTTATTAGCATATATGCACAGAGGACTTCCAGCAGTAATGATGAGTGATGGAAAAGACTTTACAAGTGTATTTTCTTCCGGTATAACAACTCCAGTGCTTACTCAAACATCTTTAGAAAGTAGTAAGAAAAATTTTAAAAAGTTCACAAATGCAATTGAAGAAATAATGGTAACTGATATTTATCAATATAATCTAAAATCTGAAAATGATGATCATAAAAAACATTTAGGATTTGTTATTGGTGATAAATATAATTATTCACATACAATTACTTCTGTTGATGATGATGGAAAAGAAATAGGTGTTGACAATTATTCAATGACTGCATTATGTCTACAAGCTATTAAAGAACAACAGCTTATTATTGAAAAATTAAAATTAAAGATAAAAGAATTGGAGGTAAAGATAAATGGAAGCAATAGTAAAAAAAGAGTTTAAGGATTTGCCAGATACTTCTACACCATTTGAGTCGGAATGGTTTAATGGCTTTCAAGATAAAATCATAGCAAATTTTAATGAAATAAAAACGAAATTAGATAGTATTGATACTAAATTAGCAAAAACCTTAACATATACAGAAGTATCAGAAAATAGTGAAAGTAATACATAAAAAAGAAAGGATTTGATAAAATGAAAAAAGTAAACTACAAGTTAATGAGGGGGGGGTTGCATTATTTAGCAATTCTTCTCAAAAGAGAAAGGAGGGAAGTATTTAATTTAATTAATACTTCTACTTCTTTTTATTCAATGGTAGGTGACTACTATGAATGATATACCAGTTCAATTATATGACAAAGATGGTAATCCTGCATATCCTAGACCTTATTATAGAATCGGTGATTTTTTAGAAAGCACTAATCCCAACAATCCAGGTGACGATGGATATATTGGGACATGGGAATTATATGGAAAAGGTAGGGTAACAGTCTGTATAGATATCAATGATAATGATTTTAATACTGTAGGAAAAACGAGTGGGGAAAAGGAAGTTACATTAACTACAGATATGATACCTTCGCATGCACATGGGATTCCACAAGCACATCCTTATAATGGCAGTGCAGAATCACACTATACTTTAGTTAGACAATCTTTTGATAAAAGCACTGAATATAATGTTGATTCAGCGACAGTTGGTGGCGGACAAGCACATAATAATATGCCACCATATATAGTAATCTATCGTTGGAGAAGAATAGCATAATAAATAATGCTATTAATATGAATAAACAAAAAATTGATTTAGAAAATGATAAAATATTGAGAAGCGAAAATGTTGAATACAATAATCAAGCATTAAAAGATTATTTAGATAAGGGAATTGTATATTCTAACGAAGAACAAATAATTGGCATTGATGAAAATGGAAAAAAAGTTTATAAAAGGTCATTTAGTGGTATAACTAACAATTATGATTTTACGACATTTACTAATGCTTATAACACAAATAGTATAATTATAAAAAAAGCATATGGTAGCATTCAAACAACAAATGGTGGAGTTGCAATAGGAGGCTATGTTAATTCCAATTATTTTGCTGGATTGTTTATTCATAACAGTGAACTTCAACTTTATCATGGTGCAGCATTAAAAAAAGCAAATTATAATATAACTATAGAATTTACAAAAAAAACTGACTAAATATATATTAACAAAGTAGAAGTATAAATTAAATACAAAAATAATGCAAAATAAAACAATAGTTAATTTAGATAATAATTTAATATTAGGTGCAGATAATGTGGAAAAAAATATTGTTACATTAACATTGTCTGCCGATCAAAGTATTAAAAATTCAGATGAAACAATAGTTGCCTTTAATAAATATTCTAAAAAAGGTTTAAAACTTGAATTTGATATTTCTAATCATTCTATAAAAATTGGTGATGGTATTTCAAGAATAAAAATAAATATGAATGCTTTCGCCAAAAATGCAACAACAGATTGGCTTTGGTTTAAGATTTTTAAAAATGGTGTAAAAACTGATTTTACAAGTATGGTTGGAAGAATCGGGGCTTGGAGTTCTACAAGTATTAGTCCATGTATATTAGATGTTGAAAAGGGTGATTATATACAATTAATTGTTCAATATGGAACTGCTAATTCCGAACATTATATAAGATACGATGGTACTAATTTGACAGTAGAAGCAGTTTAGAAAGGAATAATATGGAAAAAGAAGAATTAGAAAGATTAGTAGAGACGGAGCAGAGAAGTAAATCTAATACAAAAAGATTAGATAAGTTGGAATTGAAAGTTGATGATATTCATAATCTTGCTTTATCTGTTCAGGCAATGGCTACGGAAATGAAAGCAATGCGAGAAGATATGACAAATATAGACAATCGAGTATTAGCAATCGAAGCTAAGCCCAGCAAAAAATTAGATTCTATTTGGGGATTTGTAGTGTCGGCCTTTGTGGGTGGAGTTATAGCATTTATATTTGTAAAATTAGGAATGAAATAGGAGGTGATTTAGATGGAATTAAGTACATTAATAAGTTTGGTAACAATCATAGTTACATGGCTTTTAGGATATATTTCTAAAAGATCAACTTGGGTAAATAATAGAATTATTCCTATTCAAAACATTTTGATAGGATTAATAGTAGCAATTGTTGAATGGATTGTTACTAAAGATTTTAAAATAGCAATTGCTTTGAGTGGAATAATCGCGGGAGGTACTTACGATGTATTTCATAATTTAGAAAAAATAGTAAAAGGAGAGTAGATAATATGGTAAATATAATAAAAAAATTAGTTCCAGAAAGTAAGTATGGAATAAAATGCCCTTATAGCATGACACCGACAAGAATAGTAGTTCATAACACCGCTAACGATGCAAGTGCTAGAAATGAAATAGCATATATGACAAACAATGACTATGAAACTTCGTTTCATTATGCAGTAGATGATAAAGAAATAGTGCAGGGACTACCACTTGATAGAAATGGTTGGCACAGTTCGGATGGAAATGGCAAAGGAAATAGAGAGGGTATAGCAATAGAAATTTGTTATTCTAAATCAGGCGGAGATAGATTTATCAAAGCCGAAGAAAATGCTGTTGATCTAATTGTTTATTTATTAAAGAAATATAATTGGGGAATTGATAGAGTAACTAAACATCAAGATTATTGTGGCAAATATTGTCCTCATAGAACATTAGATATGGGTTGGAATAGATTTATTAACATGATAAAGGCTAAACTAGAAGATAATTCACAAATATCAACCAATGTCGTTAATTGTTACTATAAAGTAAGAACTCAAAAACATCAATGGTTACCAGAAGTTAAGAATTTAGATGATTATGCAGGCTATGAAAACAGTCCTATTACTGGGCTTGCCATTAAGGTAGATAAAGGATCTATTAGGTACAGAGTACATCTTAAAGGAAAAGGCTGGTTGCCATTTGTTACTGGTTATGATATTAATGACTTTAACAATGGTTTTGCTGGTGATATAGTTAATATTATTGACTGTGTAGAATGTTACTACTATACTCCTAATAATATAAGACCATACAAAAAAGCTAAATATAAAATAAATGATTACCCTTATCAATATGATAATGAAAAGAAAAATGGACAAGATGGTTATGCTGGTGTATATGGAGTAACTGCTACAAAATTTCAGATTGTTATAGAATAAAATAAAAGAGGAATTGGACTAATGGTCTTTTTCCTCTTTTTTTAATTTTCCTCTTTTTAGATAATTGAATGCTATTCTAACAAAATCAGATCCAGATAAATTGTGCTTTTTGAGTTCTTTATCAAGATTTTCCTTTTCTTCTTTTTTTAACTCTACTTTGAATTGTTTATAATTTTCTTTTTTCCAATCTTTGATGTATTCTTTTTGATTAAAATCACTCATTTTATCCCTCCTAATATTATTTTACTACATTTAGTACTAAAAATCAAGAAAAAGTATTGACATATAGTACTAAATGTGATATAATTAATATGTAAGATAAAGAAAGAATCTTACAGAAAGGAGAAGTAATGAACAATATAAAGAAAAAGCCAATTCGTAATTTAACTTTAGCTGAGTGTTACGAATTAGCAAATCAAGGCTATATCTTTATTAAATATAAAAATATAGTTATTGTAGGAAAGGAGTAAAATCCTTTTCCTACTAAAATTATATAATAGTTCGTTACAAATGTCAAATGAAAAAGATAATTAAAGGGGTAAAATTGGTTATAGCAATTTATAAAAATTCAAGTGATAAATATGTTCCTATTTATGATGGTGAATATGTTATTGATTTTGGAAAGGTGGCTCAATAATATGGAAAATAGGGTTACTAGATATTCCAGAAAAAACAAATTAAAAAGAAAAATGTCAAAATTATTTAAGAATATTTTGAAGAATATGATCTATTTAATAGTCGGAATATTTTCTGCAATTTATTTTGGATTGAAAGCATTTAATAGATTGATTGAAAAACTATTTAATAAATTACCTAGAATAATGAAAGTAGCAATAATTTATTTATTAATCATTAATTTAGGATTAGACATTTATAGCATGTTCGAGAAAAATGGAAAAGAAATACAAATATCTTTGAATGATATAAAATTCTCTTCTATACCTACATATATATCACCAGTTGAAGAAAAAGAAGATGTATGTCAATTTGATAGTGTTTCTTGTAAAATATCAGATAAAGGAAAAGAAATAGGTTTAAGCGAGGAGCAAATACTAATATCAATTGCTATTTCTAAGCATGAAACTGGAAACTATACATCTTATGCTTTTAAAGAACTTAATAATGTTGGTGGTATGATGTGCAATAGTGGTTTAAGATCATATGATTCACTAGATGATGGAATAGAAGCTTACCTAAATAATTTAAAGTATAATTACTTTGATATAGGATTAGATACTTTAGAAAAAATTCAGCCTAAATATTGTCCAATAGGTGCTGCTAATGATCCAACAGGATTAAATAAATATTGGTTAAGTGGTACTCAAAAGAAATATAATGAATTAATAGGAAAATAGATGAATTTTTACATCTTATTTACATCTTAAAAAAATATAAAACAATATTATTAAATATCTATTTTAACTCCATTTTATTATAAAATATAAGGTAATATTATAAAATATAATTAAATAATCTATATCTTTATTTTCTCATCACCTGCTCCATTTGAATACAACTTACGAACCTATTATGGTGTCGTAAGTTTTTTAATGTCTAAAATCTAACTCACCGTTAGCTTGGAAGACATATATAAATGTTCTCTTTCTAGGAAGGAGGACATTTTTTAATGCTTAATTTTAAAACAATAGAAACATTAAAACCTAACTCAACTATTATTGATATTATTAAATGCTATGACTATAAAACAAAAAATGGTAAAGTTAAAATTCTTGAGAACACAAATTTAAAGTTTATTGAACCTACTGAATATTTAATATTATCTCCTACAGTACTTACTATTTATGAATACAAAGTTAATGAAATATCTAATAAACAATTTTATGTAAAAGAACATAATGAAAAATATACATTGCATGAAATATGTAAAGTTTTAAAGAAATTATAATTTTACACTTAACTTTTTACTTAAAAAGTGCCAAACAAGTGAGAGGATAACTTCTCTCAAATATAAAAGAAAGGAGATGATTTTGTGAGATGTGGAGTTTATGTTAGAGTTTCAACTGATGATCAAAAAGATAATGGATATTCTATTGATTCACAACTTAGAATGATTAAAGAATATTGTGAAAAGAAAAAATATGACATTATTGATGTTTATAATGATGCCGGTCATTCAGGAAAAGATTTAATGAGACCAGAAATGCAAAGATTATTAAAAGACATTAAATCAAAGAAAATTGATAAATTAGTTGCTATTAAAGTAGATAGACTTACAAGAAGTAATTATGATGGCTTTTGGCTACTTAATTATTTAGAAGAACATGATGTTAAATTAGAACTAATACTTGAACCATTTGATGTAAGTACTGCTAATGGTGAAATGATTTATGGAATGAATTTAGTATTTGGTCAAAGAGAAAGAAAAGAAATTGGAGCAAGAACAAAAAGAGCAATGGAAGAAATGGCAATGGAACATATTCACCCTAGTAAAGCACCTTATGGATATACAAGAAACAAAGAAACAGGTCATTTAGAAATTGAACCTATTGAAGCCGAAGTTGTTAAAGAAATATTTGAACTATGTAAAGAAAGACATTCAACAAGAAATATTGCTATTATTATGAAAGATAATAATGCATATCTAAAACAAGGCAAATGGAAAGCTGATAGAGTTTATAAAATATTAACTAATTCTATTTATATTGGAATATTTGAGTATGGCAAATATAAAAGAAAACCCGAAGATATACTAAAAGTTGAAAACTATTGTGAACCAATTATTGATTTAAAGACTTGGAATATTACTAGAAAGAATTTAGAGAAGAATAAACACCCTAATTATGGAGAACATATACATTTATTTACTTCTTTAATTAAATGCCCTGAATGTGGTAATATTTTATCTTCTACTATTTCTTATAAATATAGTGGAACACCAAATAAAAAAGAATACTACCATTTAACTTGTAAAAATGTTAATTGTAAAGTAAAAGGACTTCATTATAGTTCTGATAAAATCGAAAAGAAATTAGGAAGAGTTTTAAATGAACTAACTAGATATATGTATGATATGAATAATGAAATAATTGTATCAAATTCAACTAAATCAAAAGACATAAGTGATATTGATAAAGCAATAGAAAAACTAAAAATTCAAGAAAAGAAGTTAGTAGATTTATACCTATCATCAAACTTAAATGTAGATGCTATCAACCATAAAAACGAAGTTATCAAAAAAGAAATTGAGAAATTAAATAAGAAAAAGCAATTACTAGATCCTAATGATGACTTCAAAGAATATACAGTGGAACTACTTAAAAAACTTGATTACAAAAAAGAAGAAGATTATTTGTTATTTAATAAACTTGGCTTTTCCTTTATGTGGGATAGCTTAAATCGTAAAGCAAAAAGAGATATATTAAATAAACTTGTATCACAAATAGAAATTACAAGAGATAAAAACTACAACATTGAAATCAAAAATATTAAGTTTACTGATGAATTTATATCTAGAAGTTGTAAAGAATATTTAGAATACTTAAATGACATCCTAAAAAATAATAATATTGGTATTAAATATCAAGAGTTAATAACTACTGATGAACTTAATGATTATTCTAAAAACTACTATGTATTATCACTTCAAAAGTTAGAAAAGAATGAATATTCAAATGATGAAAGAAAGATATTACTTACACTTGCTTCAGAACATTTTTACTATGATGGTATTATACAATGTCCTTTATATAGTAATGAAACTATTATAGACCAAATAATGTTAATACCTAAAACTGAAATATGTTAAAGAAAGTACTTACTAATTATGAAATTGGTAAACAAAAATAATATTATTAAAAATCAGGTTAATACAATAGAACAATATAAAGTTTTAAACTACTTAAAAGATACTTTTAATTCTGATTATATTGCTGTTTATTTAGTTGATAGATATACAATTAAAGTCATAGATACGAATAATGATATTGGCTATTTTAAATACAATAGTAAAACTAAAAATATAGATTTTATAGAAAACTATAATAAAAGTAAAGAAATGGAGAGATAAAAAATGAGAAAAATTATTACAAAGGATGAAACTAAAAATCTTAACAAATTTGGATTATTAAAACTTGACTATCTGAAAAAAAATAATAAAGTTTTATATCAAAGACTAATTATTGAAGACAAACTAAATACTTTTCTTTTTTCAGTCGGTAAAGAAGCAGAAGAAAAATTAAAATTCTTAATAAATGAACTTGCTGAAAAAGATAAAGATTTAAATGAGAATTTAAAGGAAGAAAACCAATTATTGTGGGTACAAAAGATGAATAATTATAAAAATATTGCAGAAGAAATTGTTTTAAAAGAACTTATATTTAATGAAAAAGTGTGA